CATTGACACGCAATTACATATGTGTGTGAGAAATAGAAGTCCTTGGACTCTAACTAAGGCAAGCGCTATTAAGCAGCGCATGCGTAAACAAAATTATCACCTTCCTTTTTGGTGTAATTTGTGAGACGTATTTTCTTCTTCGAATCAAATGCTCTCCAATCTTTAGTATCTTGATCCCAATAGTCTGAAAAGACATGTGGGTAATCTTTAAGATCGAAACAAATGGTGTTACCTGGAACAGGTTCACCTTTCTGCATATCATCAACAGATGTGTAAAATCTCTTTGTATACGATCTACCGCGATATTCAAACGTGATAGTTGGATGCTTAGCAACATCCTCGGAAGCAAAACCGGAATCTTCGGATAAAGTCTTACGATGTACAACAGGAATCTCAACCTGTGGAATAGGATTGTTAATGTCTTCAACATGTTTTTCTGGAATTTCGGGGGCAAAAAGCTCTTCATACAAACTTTCAGCGCTTTGCGCTATATCAAGGTTTGTACATGAGGAGTCCTAGTTGCTCGCCAAATTTAAGTAATGCATACGAATGCCGTGAACCTTGACAAAAATAGTGACAACGACAGTCATACCAGCAGTGAACTCAATCATGAATTTTGGTGTAGGCAAATGTGATGAAACAGGAGCCAGCTGTCTAGATAAAGTGTCCTCAGGAATGATCGTTCTACGATCAGTGATTCCTTTGGTAGTAATGTTAGAAGTTTGGCATATGCCATTCTCTTTCATTGAAACTTGAATAATAGAACACCCAGAATCGACGTTGCAAACGCCAGCTCGTATAGTCATATCTTCTTTAGCAGCGTGAAACGCAACCTCCAATTTAACTAAATCATATCGCCCGCAATTTGTGAGCGTGGATGAGACTAGCTCTTTAATAGGGCCTGACCAAGTAGTTCCCGTGAGAGTACGTGAAATGCTATCGGTATATTCATGTTCAGTAGAAATGTTTGGCTCCAATGGTGCCGCAGACGTAATAGCTCCAGTAGAAATTTGCTGTGACATAGTGATAAACGGAACTCTGGAAGTTTATTCCACAAACATAGCCGCTTGAACATAATCTTGAGCGACCTGTGCAGTGGATGTAGCAACCTGAGAAAACGTAGAAACATTCAAAAATTTTTCCAACTTCGATGGATTACTCGTGATAAGATCTAGACCAATGTCAGACGTAAGATCTCCACGAATATTTAGGTTGTCCCAGTTCGGACGTGTGGAGATACCCTCTTTCTTGAGGTTGAACATCATGGAAGTCATCAATTGATGAGCTTGTAACTCTTCTTCATCAAGCAAATCAAACAATTGATCTCCGAGTCGATAGTTCATTGCCCATAAATGAGCATATCCCAGAACAGCTTCTTCAGCTTGACCTCGAGCGATTTTAACCAGGAAACGTTTCAGCAAAATGATGGGATCTTTTAGCAATTTACCATTCTTGACAATGAACGAACAGAAATCCCCAGTGGTACTTTCATACCGCTTATCTTCGCAAGGATCTAAATGAGCCACCTGTCGATAGGCGTCACCTTTGGTGCCAAAGCAACGCCGCATAGTATCGTCTCCACCATTAGCCATCGGCAGACCAGGTGGGAGATCAAATATAGCGCACTCTCTTGCAGTGCTAGAACAGGTATTTATAAGGTAAGTCCAAATCTCCCCAGAATTTGTCATCAAAGCTAAGACTTTGTGGCCCACTTGCTTGGCCATCTTATCGTAAACGAAATCATCGACATCTTGTTTAGGGAAATTGAACCATTCAAGCATCAATTTGAAGAACTGTACAGCCCAACCTTGTGTAGACTGATCTTGACCAGTCAAATCATTCATGTGTAATCTTTCCCCCTTCTCAAAGTGAGTCTCTACCCAAGCGTTAAATTCATCTGGCGTCTTCTTAGCGTACATGAACCAGTAATC